CCGCCGGGGCAAGCCCGCGGCGGCTACCGCCGATCCCCTGACCGGCACGGCCCAGTACGGCGGCGCTCATGGCAACGAGCTTTCCTTTGCCGTCACCGAGAATCCCCTGGGCGGCTTCGACGTCACCAAGTATCTCGGCGTCGTGGAGCTGGAGACCGTCGAGGGCGTCGAGACCGTGGAGGAGCTGATCGAGGCCGACAGCGGCGCGTGGATCACCTTCTCCGGCGCCGGGGCCCTGACCGCAACAGCCAAGACCCAGCTCAAAGACGGCACGACCGGCGAGGCTACCGTCGCGGACATGACCGAGTTCCTGGACGCCACCGAGGCGCGGTCCTGGAATACGCTGGCCTTCCCCATGGCCCCCAACGGCGAGGACGGCGATATGGTCCCCTCTATCCAGGAGGCCATCAAGACCAAAATCAAGTATCTGCGCGAGGACGCCGGCAAGTATCGCACGGCCGTCGTCGCGCATTTTGCCGCGGACTACGAGGGGATCGTCAACGTCACCAACGGCGTTGTGCTGACGGACGGCACCCGGATCGAGGCGGCTCAGGCGGTGGCCTGGGTGGCCGGCGCGACTGCCGGCGCTTCCAATACCACCTCTAACACCTATGTCAAGTACGACAGCGCGGTCGATATTATCGGCCCTAAGAGCCATTCCGAGTCTGTCGAGGCCATCAAGGACGGCGAGTTTTTCTTCTCCTTCTCGGAAGAGAACGACGTTATCGTTGAGTACGACATTAACTCCCTTACGTCCTTCACCACCAAGAAGACCAAGGACTACTCCAAGAACCGCGTGATCCGCGTCTACGACACTTTCGCCGAGAGTTGTATGCTGAATTTCCCGCCCAACAAGTTCGACAACAACGATGTGGGCTGGGACAGCATGGACGGTATCGGCCGAGCCATTCTCCAGTTGTTCTGGGACGCGGGCGCGATCAAGAACGTGGACCTGGAGGCCGACTTCAAGGTGAACCGTGAGGACAGCACCGGCGACGAGTGCTACTTCGACGTTGGCCTGGAGGCCGTGGACAGCGCCGAGAAGCTGTTCTTCACTATTCGGACCCGGTAAGGGAGAGAGGAGGAAATAACCCATGGCTATGGAGTATAATACCAGCCCTATTAGCCTCCGCGAGGCTAAGGTCATGCTGGACGGCCTGGTTGTGGCCGACGCCGTTAAGGCGACCATCAAGTTCACGCCGGACGTCTGGAGCGGCAAGCAGCTGGGCGAGCGGACTCCGTCCAGCCGGTGGCTGGGCGGCAAGATCACCGGAGAGATCACCCGGCGCCGGTCCACCCCGTTCCTAAAGGAGAAGGTCATGGAGTACCTGAAGAGCGGCAAGACCCCTGAGCTGACCATTCAGGGGATCATGAACGACAAAGAGTCTGACTTCTACGCGCAGTACGGCTCCGACGTCGTGACCGTGGTCGGGTGCGTCCTGACCGGCGACTTCAACCTCAGCAGCTTCGACAGCGAGGGCGAGGTCCTGGACGACGTGATTAGCTTCAACGGCAAGAACTTCGTCTAAGCAAGTCCCAGAAGCAGTCCCAGGAGCTCCACGGCCTCCCGTATCGCGTTTTAAGGCGGGGGGCCCTGGGTTTATACTCCTTGACCGCAAAACGCGGTGTGGAGTTCCTGGGGCTTGTCTATTCAAGTTTGAAAGGAGAAAGCAAAAATGGGTGACAAGAACCTGCGCTATTTCATGCGCCCCGAGGCTAAGGAGGAGAAGATCGTCGAGGTCCCCGGCCCCAGCACCATCAAGGGCGAGGACGGCAAGCCCATCACCATGAAGGTGAAGGTCCTCCACAACAAGCGTATTCGCGAGATCAACGACTCCTATCGCACGCGGCGCATGGCTACCGACAAGAAGGGCAATCCCATGGTCGCCAACGGCGAGGTCGTTTTCAAGGTGGAGAAGGACAGCGCCCGCGCGGCCCGCCACCTGATTGCCGAGGCCCTGGTCTTCCCCGATATGCGGGACAAGGAGCTCCAGGACTTTTTCAAGTGCTACGACATGGTGGACATGGTGGACGCCGTTTTCCCTTCCGCCGACGAGTACGCGCACGTCAGCAACGTCGTTCTGGCCGCGCTGGGCCTGGGCACCGCGGTTGACGAGGCCGACGAGAACGACGACGAGCAGATCAACGACGCAAAAAACTGATTGCCCGCCCGGGGTCTCTGGAATACTGGGGCCACCTTCTTTGGCAAAATCATGGCCTCCGCTTTGAGGAGTGGCTGGAAATGCCGCACTTGAGGCGGCTTTTCTATATCGCTTCTGAGGCGTATGAAATGGAGCACCCCATGAGGCGGGCCGGACTACTGACGAGAAGGGGGCGATAGCGCATGGCCGTTTTATCGGCAGTATTCAAGGCAGTAGACCAACTCTCTGACGTACTGGACCGCATGAGCGCGGCCGGCGCGACCGCCCTGGAACGATGGGAGCGCAGCGCCGGCGCGGCTGACGACGCCCTTTCCCGCGCCGCCGATGGCGCGGAGCGGGCAGGGCGGGCGGCCAGTGACGCAGCAGACAGAATTGAGTCCACGCAGGATCAGCTTGACCGGCTCGGCGAAGAAGCTGACGACGCTGCGAACCGGATCGATCGACTCAACGGAGAGGTAGACGACGCAGGCGACCATCTGGACGACCTGAGGGATCACCTCGACGAGGCGGGAGACGACTTGGACGACTTCGGCGACGACGCCGACGACGCGGGCAATGACTCCGAGCGGTTCGGTGAACGCGCTTCTAACGCACTGCAAACCGTCTCGAATATTCTGGCTTCGGCTGGGATCATTAAGGGCGTGCAGGAGCTCGCCGGCGCCTTTTTCGAGGCCTCCGACGCGGCTGCCGCTTTTGAGACGGCTACCATGAAAGTTTCCACGACCGCCGACACAAATGCGGTCTCTCTGGACACTCTCGCAAATGGCGTCATGGATATGTCGCTGGATACCGGGCAGGCCGTAGGGGACCTATCCGAGGCCCTTTATTCGGCTTTGTCCGCAAGCGTAGATACGGCCAACTCCGTACAGTTTACCGCGACCGCTACCAAGCTCGCCACCGGCGGCTTTACAAGTTCCGCGACTTCGGTCGATGTGCTGACCACCGCGCTCAACGCATACGGGCTGGAGGCCGATAAGGTTGGCAGTATTTCCGATATGCTTATCACCACGCAGAATCTCGGCAAAACCACTGTTGACGAGCTTGCGGCGTCCGTCGGCAAAGTGATTCCCTTGGCGTCGGCCTATGGCGTAGAGATGGACAATTTGTCGGCCGCTTATGCTGAGCTGACTAAAGGCGGCATTGCGACCGCCGAGGCCGGTACCTACCTCAAGGGTATGCTCCGGGAACTGGGCGACTCCGGCTCTACCGTCAGCAAGACCCTGATTGAGGAAACCGGCTACTCCTTCGCGCAGCTTATGCAGCAGGGCTATTCGCTGGGCGACGTCTTGGACGTTCTCGGTGAGACCGTCGGCGGAGATGCCGGCGCGTTCAACGAGCTGTGGAGCAGCGCCGAGGCAGGCCTTGGCGCGCTATCTCTCTATAACGCGGGCGCCGCGCAGTTTAATACGACCCTGGACGCCATGCAAAACTCCATCGGCGCGACTGAGGCGGCTTACGCGACTATGACGAACGCCACCGCCCATTCCAAGGAGGAAATGCAGAACGCGGCGGCCAACCTCCAAATCGTGATCGGCCAAAATCTCAACCCCGCTATTGAGCGGCTTTACGGTATTGGGACGAGCGCCCTGACCGTTGCCACACGGTTCGCGCAGGATCATCCTATTGTGGTGAAGGCCCTGACGGCGGTCGCGGTTGGCGTCGGAGCGGTCGCGGTCGGTATCGCAGGCTTTACCTTCGTAACGCAGGTTGCGATCCCCGCGATTGCGTCCTTCGGCGTTGCTCTTAATGCAGCGCTTGGGCCGATCGGTTGGGTGGCCCTGGGTATTACTGGCATTGTGGCCGCCGGCGCGGCGCTGATTGCCATGTTCCAAGAGGAAGAAACCGAGTACGACACTTGGACGGCCAGCACCAAAAGGCAGTATGACGCCCTGCAAGACCTCAATGGCGAGTATGAGCGAGCCGTCGAGACCTACGGTGCGACCTCGGAAGAGGCTTCCCGTCTGCGGTATCAGATCGACGACCTCAACGCCGAATTTGAGGCCTCGAAAATGACGGTCGAGGAGTTCACCGCGAAGTGCGACGCCCTGACGTCCTCGCATGAGGGGCTGGCGCAGAGCTACGCGGAGAGTACGGCCAGTATTGACGCCGAAGAGGTCGGGACCCTGGCCCTGATCCAGAAGCTGAACGACCTCGCCAGCTCTTCGGAACAGACGGCGGCGACGCAGATGCAAATGCAGAGTATCGTCGACGACCTCAGCCAGAGCTTCCCCGATCTGGGCCTTAGCATTGAGAACGTTACGCAGAACACCGACGCCATGGTCGCCTCTCTCAAAAAAGCAGCCGCGGAGCAGGCCAACCAGGAGCGGTATCAGGAGAATTATGACACATACGTTTCTCTCCTGAAAGAGCAGGCCCAAATCGAAGAGCAGATCGCGGCAGCCGAGGAAAATGTCCGCCTGGAGCAAGAGCGCCTGGCAGGCATGAGCGGCTGGGATCAGTTCTGGGCCGGCACCGACGACCTGGACGCCTATCAGGCCGCGCTCGAAGAGCTGCAAGCGGCGCAGGCGGACAACCTCGCTATGCAGGGCAAATGCGAGCAGGCTATGCAGGACTACGCGGATGCCGCGGCGGAAGCGGCGGACGCCTCGATCAGCTACGAGGACGCCGTAAGCAACGCGATCACCGCCGTGTCGGACGACCTGAGCGAGCTCGCCGAGAAATACCAAGAGGCCTACGGCGCGGCCCTGGAGAGCGTCCAAGGCCAGTACGCACTATGGGACGAGGCCGCCGAGGTAACGGCTACCAGCGCCGGCTCGATCAACTCCGCGCTGGAGAGCCAGATCAGTTATTGGGAGGCCTACAATTCCAACCTTGCCGGACTGACCGAGCGCAGCGCCGATATTGAGGGCCTAAGCGATATGATCGCCAGCTTCGCAGACGGCAGCTCGGACAGCGTGAACGCGGTCGCCGGTATGGCGAGTGCCACTGACGAAGAACTCGCCGCAATGGTCGCCAACTGGCAGAGCCTTCAAGACGTACAGGGCACGACCGCCGACAGCCTGGCGCAGCTGGAGACCGACTTCAACGACTCTCTCGCCAGTATCGAGGAGCGTATGAACGCGGCGGTTGACAACATGAACATGGACACCGAGGCCGCGTCTGCTGCTAAGGCGACCATTGACGCCTACATTGCCAGTATCCGAGCGGGTACGGCCGAGGCCGGCAACGCAGCGGAGGCCGTCGCGGCCGCTACGGCAAAGGCCCTCTCCGGGAAGCGGAAGGCTGCGGCGAAGGACCTGGAAGCGCGCATCCAGGACGAGCTGCGGCAGCTGGATATGCCCAAGGTCCGCTTCTCCATCCAGTTTGCGGAGAAGGAGCCGGACGCCGCGGGCATTGACG